CGCGATGATGGAGTGGGTCGATGTTCACGCGACAAAGGAAGAATCTGAGCAAGTCCGCGCCGATCTGCCGATCCTCCACGTAGGAACGTGCTACTTGTGGTCTCCCGGCTGGCTGCAAACGCTGAAGAAAATTCTGGTGCGAGCACGCGAGACATTCGACAGCTCGGCGACGCCGAAGCCTGGCCAGAGCATCAAGCCGCCCAAGGAATTGGCAGCCATCGACCTGAGCAAACTCGGCGACAAGATTCAAGAGGCCGCGCGCCAGGCGAAGGAAAACGACCCCAAGGAGCTACGCCGGCGGCTGGCGGAGCTTGAGAAGCAACTCAAGGCGCGACCCACGGAAACCAAGACCGAGCAGGTAGAGGTTCGCGTCGAGGTCCCGGTACTCAAAAATGGCCAGCTTGATCGCACGGAAAAAGTCATCGCCCGCATGGAGGCGGAAGGCGAGCGTCTCAAGGAGCGGAGCGACCAGGTGATTGCCGAGGCGCAGGAGTTGCGACGGTTGATAGCGCCGGCATCGACGCCGGGCCCGGTGCGCCGACCGCCAATTGTCCCGCCGCCGGTGTCACGGCCGGCGCAATCGGTCTCCCCACGTCGCGAGCCGACGCAGCCTATCGAAGGCGAATTGAGCGGCCCGGAGCAGCGCGTCCTGAATGAGCTTGCCGAACTGCGATCCCTTGGCATTTCCCCGGCCGATAAACGGCAGCTTGGTCTGCTGAGCGGCTACACGAACGTTCGCAGCGGCGGTTTTACGGAGCCGCTTGCGAAACTACGTGATCGTGGGTTTGTCGATTACCTGACATCTGGCTTCGTCGCTCTTACTCAGAGCGGAACTGAGGCAGCAGGAAACATCGAATGCCCAGCGACGACGGCGGCTCTGCAAGATCGCATTTTGCGAAAGCTCGATGGTCCACGCGCGAGAATTCTCCGGGAGGTGATTGCCGCTTATCCGGAATCGGTGGACAAGATAGAACTCGGTGCCAAGCTCGGCTATACGAATCCAAGATCAGGCGGCTTCAGGGAGCCGCTCGGCAGTCTGCGCGAATTAGGATTGATCGACTATCCGGAGCGCGGGCGCGTCGTGGCGAAGAGTTTGTTGTTCGTGGAGTAAACCGCATGAAAGACTACTACCAAATCCTCGGTGTCGGTCGCATGGCCAAGCCGGAAACGATCCTGCGCGCCTTTCGCCGGCTCGCGAAGAAATGGCATCCCGACCGAAACATCGGCAACGAAGAGGCTAGCCGGCGCTTGCAAGAAATCGTCGAAGCCTGGGAAGTGCTTGGTGATCCGGAAAAGCGATCGCGTTTCGACCGAGGCGAAGATGTTTCCGGCCACAAGCCGAACAACACGCACGTCGCAGCGATGGAGACTGTGGCACAAGCGTTCCGACAGGTGTTGGCCGGCGCGGTGAGCACGAAAGTGGATCTGAAGGGTGTTAAATTCGTTGACGTGATGCGAAAGATGTTTCAGGACGATCTCGGCAAACTCGAAAGGTCGAAACGGGAACTCGAAAGCACGTCAGCAACTCTTGCCGGCATTGCCGAGCGATTCTCCGTCGCCGACGGCGAGAACAATCTGTTGCGGGCCATTACCGAAGAGCAGGCACGAAACCTGCGCGAGCAAGCGGCGAAGGCGGAGGCCAGCTATGCGCTCGTCAAGGAGTCGCTGGCGATTGTGGAGAGCCATCGGTTTAGGGCGGATGCGACACAGGCAATGCCGGGATGGGCGACCACCAATGCTTCGGTGCCGTGGGTTCGGGCGAAGCGGCGGTTGGGATAGCATTGGGGAATCGCCCCTAATTGACGCACCCGGCCAAATCAGACTACTATGTCACTCGGAAGCAAACGACGTTGGAAAGCCAGAAAGCGAGCCGCAAGGCTTGCTGAAGCTCGGCGTCTGGAACTTGCAACTCCAGCGGCCCCCGTGGCCGATGCTTCCCCCGCCAATGATCCGTCCGTCGCGACGGCGCTCAACGGAGATTCGGCGGGTTTTGCTTCTGAAAACGACGGGGGGAAAGCGGGGGAACTGGAACTTACAAGGTCGGAAATAGCCGTCATTCGCCGCGCGGCACGTTACGATTACCCGCCGGAAGAACGCGACAAAACCGTCAAGGCGCTGATTGAAGTGCGCGATACCTCGAAATCCAGGCGAACGATAATCGCATCCGCGAAGGCGCTGACCGAGATCGACAAGGTCAACATGGAAGACGAGCGCCGCCGTATGCCGCCCGTTTCAACGGGAGCCGCTGTCCAGGTCAATGTGAATGTCGGAACCAGCAACGACGACAACCGAGACCTTGAAAGCCTCTCTGTCGCGGAGCTTGCGGCAATCGTTAGAGCGCCGACACCGCTACAAATCACAGATCAAGACCAGGCGGCAGGCTGAAGCCGAGATCGAACTATGCCGCCGGGATATTTCGCATTGGTGCTCTCACTGGCTCTGGACGTACAGCCCCAAGGACCCGGTGGATGGGCAGATTGTTCTCCCTCTTGATCCATTTCCCAAACAGATCGAATTTCTCGAATGGCTCGCCGAGCGCGAGCGTCTGCAAAAGCCTGGGTTGTGCGAGAAATCGCGCGATGCTGGCGTAACGCTATTCTGCGCCGTCAAGGCGCTGCATCGCTGGCAATGGACGCCGGGTTATCAATTCGGTTTCGGCTCGCGCAAGCTCGAATACGTCGATCAGTCGGGCAACCCGAAGTCGATATTCGAGAAAATACGTTTCATGTTCTACGGACAGCCGGAGTGGATGATTCCGAAAGGGTTCGTTCGCCGCAAGCATGATCTCTATTGTCGACTGGTTCATCCGTTTCATGGCGCTGTCATTGTCGGCGAAGGCGGCGACGACATGGGGCGCGGCGGCCGCACGTCCATGTATGTCGTCGATGAGGCGGCTCACCTCGACAATGCCGGCAAGGTCGATTTGGCGCTCAGTCTCAACACGAACGTGCGCATCGACGTTTCCAGCGTGAACGGCGTGGGCAATCCGTTCTACCAGAAACGCTTCGGCGGCAAGATCGCGGTCTTTATCTTCGATTGGCGAGATGACCCCCGAAAAAACCAGGCGTGGTATGACGAGTTACTCGCCGAAAAAGGGGCCGTCGTGATGGCGCAGGAAGTGGACCGGGATTACTCGGCATCGCTGGAAGGAATTTGCATTCCGGCCCGGTGGGTTCAAGCGGCCGTGAACTTTGACCTCGGTCTCGATTTTGATTTGACCGAGAAGACGGTTGTCGGCATGGACATCGCCGAGGCCGGCGACAACAAGACGGTGATGGTTCCGCGCTCGGGGCCGCGTGTTAGAATGCCGATCGCGTGGAAAGAACCCAACACCACGCAGACGGCGCACATGGCTATTGACCACGGCGTCAAGGTAGGCTGCACGGAGTTGTATTACGACCGCGACGGGGTTGGGATCGGCGTTTGCTCGGCTTGGGAGACCACGGAGAAGGAAATACCTTTCAAGATCATTCCCGTGCGCGGCGGCGAACAACCTTCCAACACCGTTTGGCCGGACGGTCAGAAGTCCAAGGAGAAGTTTAAGAACCTGCGAGCCGAAATCTGGTGGATTATGCGGACCCGATTCGAGAAAACCTGGGAGTTGAAACAGTGGCGGGAAACGGGCGGAAAGCAAGGCGCGAATCATCCACCAATCGAGTGCATTTCGATTCCGAACTGCCCGGAACTGATTGCCGATCTGTCGTTGCCCAAGCTCGAGCATTTGGAAACGGGATTGATCCGGCTAGAATCGAAAGAGAAAATGCGTGCTCGCGGAGTGCAATCACCTGACTTTGCGGACGCTTTAGGGTATTCTTTTGCGCCGAAGACGATGTTGAAGTTCGGTGCGTATTGATCGGCAAGGAGAAGTCGTGGGCATCATCACTCGCGCCTGGGAAAAGCTCAAATCTTTCGGCCAATCGCTCGGCATGGCGTTTTGGGGTCGCGTCATCGGTGGCCGTGGCCTCGCATCGTGGGGCACCGGTGTTTACTCCGGCTGGGGCGGCGACCGTTATACCGAGGCCGACAAATTCAAAGGATGGCAGTACGTCGCTATCAATGCGCTCGCTACTGAGATCGCCCAGAATACTCCGAAGTGCGCCGCCATGCGTCCAGAAGGCGAAGTGCCCGAGCGAAAGGCTATCGGCAAATCGTTCCTCCCGAAGAGGCTGCGAAAGAAGGCCATTTCGCAGGCGCAGGAGCACGAACAATTCGAGCTGCTTCCGAGTACGCATCCGCTCTGCCGACTCTTGGCGACGCCGAATCCATCCGAAGTGGCGTGGCAATTCTGGTATCGCTCCGAAATGTGGCTGGAGTTGACCGGCAACCTGTACTGGTGGAAGGTTCGCAACCGGCTGGGAAAAATCTGCGAACTCTGGGTTTTGCCTTCGACCTGGGTTTGGCCTCGCTCCGGCGTTGGACCCGACGGCGAGCCGATGATCGTCGCATGGTATGACATCCGTCCCTATGGCATGAATTCCACAGCGGCCGTCGGCGTTCGTTTCGAGGCAGATGAAGTCATTCACGTCAAGATTCCGTCGCCGTTGCATTTCGTGGACGGCTACGCCCGAAGCCAGGGCATCGCCGAATGGATCGACATCGACACCAGCAAGAGTCGAAGCCAGCGGAATCAGTTTGCTCAGGGGGCGCAGCCGGGGCCGATCATCTCGCTCGAGA